ATTACAATTTTTTAATTGATAGGTTCCAAAATTCAGCAACTAATAACGCAGTAATAAATAATATTTGTAAACTTATTTATGGGCGTGGAATTACTGCTTTAGATGCTTCGCAAAAACCAACGGATTACGCTAACTTTTTAAGTTTAGTTTCTAAAGACGATATTAAACGTATTATTAGTGATACAAAAATGTTGGGTCAAAGTGCTATCCAAGTACATTATAACAAAGATAGAACGGTTAAGCAATTTCTACATTTACCAGTTAACTTAATTCGTTCCGCTAAGTGTAATGAAGATGGTGATGTAGTGGCTTATTACTATTCAGATAACTGGCAAAAAACTAGAGAGTACAAACCAATCAGATTTGATGCTTTTGGAACTTCAAAAAGCGAGATTGAAATTCTAATGATTCAACCTTATAGTGCTGGTATGAAGTACTATTCATATGTTGATTATCAGGGTGCTTTAGATTATTGTTTATTAGAGGAGAAAGTTAGTGAATACCTTATAAATGAGGTTAGTAACTCATTTGCGCCCACGAGTATTTTAAATTTTAATAATGGACAAGCGACCCCCGATCAGAAGCGACAAATTAGCGACGATGTTACAAACAAGTTAACTGGTTCTACGGGTAAAAAAGTTATTATTTCATTCAATGATAATCCCGAAGCGAAAACTACTATTGATACTATTCAACTTCAAAAGGCAGCGGACCAATATCAATACTTATCAGACGAAGCGAGAAACAAGATTTTAGTAGGGCATAATGTTACAAGTCCATTATTATTTGGTATTTCAACAAGTACGGGTTTTAGTTCAAATGCGGATGAATTAAAGAATAGTGCAATACTATTTGATAATATGGTTATTCGACCGTTTCAAGAGATTATTATTGAAGCATTCAATAAGATATTAGCGGTTAATTCAATCAGTTTAAAACTTGAATTTTTACCTTTACAACCTTTAGATAATAGCGGTGAGTTAACAAATGGGGGTTCTAAACGTATCATTGACGGTATTAATAGTTTAAGTCCTTTAGTTGCTAATAAAGTCCTTGAAAGCATGACAGCAAACGAAATTAGAGGGTTAGTAGGTTTATTACCCGAGCAAGGTGGAAGCAATTTGCAACCGCCTACTACTTTAAGTGCTGAAGTTAGTGAGTTAGAAAAGTACTTAAATACAATAGGTGAGGATATAAACGAAGATGAATGGATATTAGTAGATGAACGTGATGTTGACTACGAAGATGAGATAAATTTAGATGCTCAAATTGAGTCTTTAAACAATCCTAAACAAAATCTATTGCAAAAGTTAGCAAGTGCGGTTAAATCAATTCCAAACGCAAAAAGCGAACAAGACGCAACTATTAAAGGAGTTAATTATAAAGTAAGATACAAATACACTGGTAATCCTTCACCTCAGCGAGATTTTTGTAGGGTTATGATGAGTTCTAATAAATACTATCGTAAAGAAGACTTAGAAAGAGCAGATTCAAATGTTGTTAATCCTGGTTTTGGGCATAAAGGTGAGCCTTATAACTTGTTTCTTTTCAAGGGCGGTCCAAGATGTAAACATTCATTTAAGCGAGTTACTTTTTTATCTACTAAAGGAATAGATGTAAATAGTCCAAACGCAACAACTATTGGAACAGATACAGCAAGTAAAAGAGGTTTTAAAGTTACTAACCCATATCAGGTAAGTGTACAACCAAACAATCTACCTCGTAAAGGATTTCACCCGAATAATGAAAACTTACCAAAAGACGCACAATAATGGCAGAAGTATTATTAATTTCAAATAAAGACCTAGTTAAATTCACAGCATTGAATGGAAACATTGATGCAGATAAAACTATTCACTTTATAAAAATAGCACAAGATATTTACATTCAACAATATCTAGGTAGTAATTTGCTAAATAAGTTAAAAACAGATTACCAAAACAACACGTTAACAAACGATTATAGTAATTTGATTACAAACTTTGTGAAGCCGATGCTTATTCACTTCACCGCTGTTGAGATGTATCCTTTTATTGCTTACTCAATTACTAATAAAGGAGTTTACAAACATAGTGCTGAAAATAGTGAGGTAGTTAGCAAAAACGAAGTAGATTATTTGGTAGAAAAAGAACGCAAAATTGCTGAAAACTATGCTGAAAGATTTATAAAATATATGTCATTTAACTACCCTTTGTTTCCCGAATATTTAACAAATATTGACGAAGATATAGCACCTAAAATAAAAACAGATTTAACAAATTGGTATTTAGGCTAAACACAATTAAAACAATTTACGTTTAAAAAATATGTCAATAGAAAGAAAATTTACAGATTTCACAGCAAAAACGGGAGCCTTAAAATCTACCGATGTAATGGTTGTTGACGATTGGAATGGTACGATATTTACAACTAAAAAAATACTAGGTAATCAAATTGTACCGTACAAAGTTTATATAACAAATATAAGTCAATCGGGAACAGCAGCACCAACAGTAACTGGCGGTTATTCGCAATTAACGGGAACGATTACACTTGCAAGAACATCAGCAGGAACTTACACCTTAACAAACTCAGTAGCAGAATTTACAGCAAATAATACGTTTGTTTTCTTTCAAAAAAGTAGTGGGGCTTACAACCGATTATTTCAGTACGAAATTACAAGTACAACGGTTATAACAATTAAAACTTGGACTGGTGCGGGTGCTTTAGCAGATGACTTATTAAGCAGTGATTCAATTGAAATTAAAATTATAAATTAATGGCAGTAATAAAAAAAATAAGCGAGTTAACCGCTAAAGGTTCTAATATTGGAGCAAATGACTTAGTTATAGTAGGTGTTTCAAATGGAACAGATTATGATTTAAAAAGTGTAACGGGCAACCAATTAGTTGGTGCTGCGGTGGCTCAAACTATTACTAACGGAGTTACTACAACAGCACCAAGTCAGGATGCTGTTTTTGATGCTTTAGATTTAAAGGTAGACAAAGTTGTAGGTAGTCGTTTAATAACAAGTGCGGAAAGTACATTAATAGGTAATACTTCAGGCACAAATACGGGTGATGAAACGGTTACAACCATTAAAACAAAGTTAGGCATTACTACTTTGTCAGGTTCTAACACGGGCGACCAAGACTTAAGCGGCTACCAACCTTTGCTGAGCGGTGGTACAACGAACCGTTTAACAAAATGGAGCAGTTCATCAGCAATAACAAGTTCATTAATTCAAGACAACGGAACAACTTTAAGTATAGGCACAACTCCAGTAGCAAACAACCTAGTTAAAGTATCATCAAATTCAACAGATGTTACTTTAGTTGGAGAAAACTCGCAAGCAACTGGTGTTGGTATATCAGGAAGTTCAAGCGGTGCAAATGGTGTTGGTGGTTCATTTACTTCAACAAGTGTAACGGGTGTTAAGATTGGAGTTAACGCAAGTGCAACGGGTGCTGGTGGAACAAATAAAGGGGCGGTTTTTGGTGCAACTGGGGGAGCGACAAATTACTCTATTCAATTAACAGATGGAACGGAAGGAAGCGGAAAATTTTTAAAATCTGTTACTGCTAATGGTGATGCAAATTGGGCTAGTATTGCAAATACAGATGTTTCAGGATTAGGAACTTTAGCAACTCAAAGTGGTACTTTCTCAGGAACTTCAAGCGGTACAAATACGGGTGATCAAACTTTCTTAAACGCACGAGTTCAAACAGTAACAAGTTCAGCAACAGTAACACCAACAAGTGCAAACGACTTAGTAATTATTACTGCTCAAGCAGTAGGGTTAACGTTAGCAAATCCAACTGGTACATTTACAGAGGGTCAAGCCTTAATGATTCGTATTAAAGACAACGCAACTGCTAGAACAATAGCATTTGACACTAATTATAGAGCGATAGGAGTTACTTTACCAACAACAACAGTAATAAGTAAAACGATGTATCTAGGTATTATTTATAATAGTACTGATGCAAAATGGGATATAATCGGTTTAAATCAGCAAGCATAATATGTACTACGGTTTAATAAATAGTATGAATAGGGCTTCAGCTCCTTCTTATCCAACTTCTTTGAAGTTATTTATAGATGCTGGTAATACTTTATCTTACTCAGGAAGTGGGACAAATATTTATGATTTAACAACAAACGATAATGATGGAGTTTTAGTTAATGGTGTTGGTTTTTCAAGTGGTTTACTTACCTTTAATGGAACAAATCAGTATTTAGATTTTGATACAATGATTTCTGAAACTGCTAATACCGCTACTAATTCATTTTCGTATCTTGTTTGGTTAAAGCCTAATTCATTGCCTTCTGGTGGTGCTAATTTATTTGGTAGAAATTCAAATTCAAATGGTAATCAATTTTTAAGAACTGAAGGTAGTGTTATTCGTGGCGGAGTGCAAGATACTAGTGGTAATGGTAATATTGTAACAGGTACAACAACTATCAATACAAGCACTTATTATCAGGCTTGTTTTACTTATGATGGTGCAACTAAGACTACTAAACTTTATCTTAATACCAATTTAGAAGGTACTTCAACTAATCCTAGTTTGAGTGGTATATTGTACTCAATGAATAAAGTTTTTGTAGGTCAAAGAAATGGAGATTTATGGTTTAATGGTAGTATTGGTATAGTTAAGTATTACCAAGAAGCTATTTCTTTGAGTCAGGTAACTTCAGATTTTAACGAATTTAAAACAAGATATGGCTACTAACATTTATTTAATTACAAACGATCAAAGGCAAGTATTAATTAACTCTAATAATGGATATATTAAATTTGAGCCTATTCAAGATGCAAACGATAATTATTTAATTTCTGAGAATGAATTTTATTTAATAGTAGGTCTATGGTATATTGACGAATGCCCTAGTGAGTTGTTATTTGTTAAAGATTTAACTAGTTCTGAATATTTCCCTAAACCACAAACACCGCTATTTTAATGTTCGACTTTCTAACACATATTAATTTACCTCCATACCTACTATTCATTATTATAATAGTAGGTATGATAGTTTACTACTTTCACAAGGATATTAGTAAGTTGATAACTAGAAAATGGAGCAAAGAGAATGATATTAAGGATTTGAAATCGCACGATATATTCAACACTTTGGAGAGGGTTAAGCAAGACGTTTCACACATGAAATTCTACACCAATGGAGTGTTTGATGCGAATAAGTCTAGAATGTGTACAGATTTCGCAAAGTTTAAATGCAACGTCTGTATGGATAAATTTGTTGAATTTTTAGATAACGATTTTAGTAAAATATCTAGTGATGAATTAAAGCAATTGGTGCTTTCTGAAATGTGGGGAATGCACCAAGAGTATATCAAACAAATACGAGCGTTTTGGTTAGAGAAAGGAATCAATAATGAAGATGTTGACTATGTAATTGAATTGTTTGAGAAATTTAGATACGATGTTGTTGTATCGTTTCAAAACAGAATAAACGGTATTTTTTCTTCTTCATACCATAAAAACAACTTTGAGAAAATATTAGCGTGTTATGAGATGTATTCGATGGGTATCGATTTGCTACCTAAAGATATGTTAACTACATTTGAAGCATTAAACGGAAGATTTGCAAATATAAAATATAAATAATATGAAAGAGATAACAAAAAGATGGAATAGCCAAACACCTAGATTTTTTAAGAAATTAATTAATATCGGTATTGGAATTGGTATCATAGGCGGTGCTTTAATCAGTTTTCCAGTGACTGCTTCAGTTGGTGCTGTATTGGTTACGGTGGGAACAACAGTTAGTGCAATATCGAAATTGACTAAACAATGATCTCGGCAAGTGCTATATTATTAGCAATAGTAGTTATATTAATAATAGAACAAAATGAAAACAAGTCAGGTAGGAATAGATTTAATTAAGTCATTCGAGGGGTGCAAATTAAACGCATACAAATGTAGTGCTGGAGTTAACACGATTGGCTTCGGGAATACCTATTACACAAATGGTAATAAAGTCAAGATAGGCGATAAGATAACACAAGACGAAGCGAATAAATTGTTTTTAGACTTATTACCTAAATACGAAAAGACTGTCTTAGATGCTATTAAAGTACCGTTAAATCAAAATCAATTTGATGCTTTAGTTTCGTTCTGTTGGAATTGTGGAAGTTCAAAGACATTATTCTCTATGATCAATAACAAACATAGCGAAATGAACATAGTTAATTGGTTATGCTCCCATTATATAATGGGTGGTGGTAAAGTATTAAATGGATTAGTTCGTAGAAGAAAAGCGGAAGCAACATTGTTTATTAAAAAGTAATTAGTTATCTTTATACTCGTTGAGTAGAAGCAACAGTTAAGAAATTATATTAGACCTTATGGGAAAGAGACTTCTACCTCTGACTCATAAGGCTTTTTTGTTTATGACAGGTATTTATAAAATTACAAGTCCATCTAATAAAGTTTATATAGGTTCTTCAATTAATATAAATAATAGAATTAAATATTATAAATCTTTGAATTG